CTCCTTTATTAGTTCTAGAGTCTTTTGCGGAGCCTTAGCCTCCTTGGCTTCTAACCATAGGTTTCGCAAATCATCTACCTTTGTCATCATACTCGCTTCAGCAATCCAGCCACGACCTTTAGAGGTCATGCGCTCTACCTTTTCCATCTCTTCACGAGAAGCGAGGTTGTCTTTCGACATGGCATATCCGGCTACCATCAAACACCTACCAATTGCGGAGGATTCGGCATTTTCAAGAGCTGATGTTTTGTTAGCCATACCCTGTCCGTCAATCTCAAAAGCGTGACCTGTAGCTTTAGCTAGACCAGCTGCCTGATCTCCGTCACTTAGATACAAAGTTGCCTTCATTACCCAAGTGCCTGTTTGCCTATCTTCGGATGTAGTTAGGTTCTCTGTGATAATTCGGTAGTCCGGCGGCCACAGTTGCATATTTACTTAGATCAAATTGAGGCATTACTTATCCTTTCGTATTGTCAAATATGGCTTGCCCTCGCCACGTTGTTGCCTTACGGCTATGACGTTTCCATCATATAGACCGTATTTTCTTGCATCATTTCAAGAACTTCTGACTTGATTGCCCTAGCGACCTTCTCAGCGCCATCGGCTGCCTCTACGGCATTGATCAAGGCATCGCCAATCGGACCGAGTTCAACCGAATTGTCCTCTATGGTGTCGTAAAGACTTCTAGCGGTCTCGTAGGTGGACTGAGAACCATCCCAGTCAGGTGCAACACCTTCACCCATGCAGTTCTCGTAGAAGGCTTTTGTGGCCGTTCTCTGAGCTTCTAGGTTGTAAGGGTCCACCTCTACTTCAAACTCTCCGTACTGCCCGGCGTGATGCGCCACGACAATAGCTTTGTCTGCCGAGAACACGTCTGCATAGTGCAACACCTGCGCTGTGTAGTGCGGTGGAACCGAATCCCAGATCTTTCGCGCTGTCTTGATTTCCACAATAATTAGGTTTCCATCTTCATCAAACGCGATCGCATCAGGATTAGCAATCATCCAAGGCTCATCTGACTTGCAGAATGTACCGACTCTAAAGATAGTTAGCTCCGGGTGCTTCTCTGCAAAGAACTGCAACAGTGGCTCTTCTAGAATCTGACCGAGCCTCATGGCATCGTTCTGTTCTATCTGTGAGGGTATCTGACCTGTCTTCTTATGGTAAAGAGTGTAGGCCGACTCCCAAGGGTTTAGACCGAGTATTGTGCCAGCATCTGTGCCACTAATACCGTTCAACCGAATCCTGTGCCATTCAGGATTATCAGTGCTGTAGTCACCTAAAAACTTAGCTGACCGAACATCCATTCCGGATTGATACTTCAATTTGCCCTCCTTCGTAGGTTGTGGTTAGACTACAACAAAGAGGAGACATTTTGAAACAATTTCACAGAAAATATCTAAATTTCATTGATTTAGTAGATCAGGTTTGGCCCGAATGTAGGCAGTATCCAGACATGTTCTTCCCGGAAGACTTTTACGAAAACGGCAACAAAACTCGCAACTCAGGTCAGGCTCAACAGATAGCCAAAGAGACCTGTAACCGTTGCCCTATACAAAGACAGTGCCTAGAGTACGCGATAGAAGCTCAGGAGCCACACGGCATCTGGGGAGGCACTACTCCTTACGAAAGACTCAAGGTATAAGAAAAGGCCCTGCCGGGAAGGGATTTCCGACAGGGCCTTGATGAAGGGCTGCTAATGAACAGTTATATCTTACTTCTTAGTTACGATACTTGTCAAGATGGAAAGCAAACCTGCTCCCAAACTTACTGAGGCAAGTGAAGTCCAGTCAATCGTGAACAGACCTACAGTGCCAGTACCTAGAAACGCTAGGGCCGCCTGAGCAACAGTCTTGATAGCACGCTCTCCGGCATAGCTCCAGAACTCTCTTGTAAACATTTATGGCTCCAAATCTTTATTGATCTTGTCATCTATCGTAGCACCTGCAACATAAGCAGACACGATTATCGAGAGAAGCGTGACACCACCTGTGATAAGCGCTGTCGCAACTTCCGGATAAATGAAGATCGCCAATGCACCCCAGACAACCATAAATACAGATACACGATATGAACCATATTCCATTTGTCTTTAGGGTTGTCATCATTGCCTGAGATGAAGAATAACGCATCCCAAGCTATTTTTGCTATTTTCTTTGGTCCCATATTGTCCAGAACCTACCCATCTTAGAGCCAAGCGTAGGTGGACTAACCTTAGTCCTTTTCCTCTGCTTGCGGATTTTCTGATCAATAAACTTCTCAGGGTCAAACGTCTTTGCGTATCTAGGGTCAGTCTTTTTCGCAAAAGTGAGGTGGAGGTGAGGTCCGGTGCTGCAACTTCCGCTCGTGCCCACACGACCTACTGGCTGGCCTTGTGTGACCTTGTCACCGACTTTGAGCTGACTCATGCAGGTAGAGCCATCCTCGTGGTCTGAACCGTCACAGTTGATTGTGTCGTGCTTGTTGCAGTAAAGATGTGAGTGACCGATGTAGATGCCATGCTCGTCTGACCGAATCTCGCATACCCAGCCAAGGCACGAGCTGTAAAAGATGCTGGTTACAACACCGTCAGTGATTGCAGGGATCAGTGCACGCTGTCTAGGTCCAAAATCAAGGCCTCTGTGGGGACTGGATCGAAAAGATTCGTTAGCACCATATCTAGATGTAATAGTTTTTTTGGGAAACGGAAATTGCCATGTCATAGTACTATTTTAGTAGTGCCCTCGCACTGCGGAAACAGCCGAGGGCGTGACCAGACTAATAAGGAGTCCAGTATGACTAATTCTAAGGCTTGCAGTTCTTGCAAGCAAATCAAAGACTATGAAGAATTTCATAAAAATAAAGCTCGACCTACCGGTAGGTCCGATTCTTGTAAAGATTGCAGGCTAAAAGAAACAGCCGTATCTAGAGACAAAAATAGAGAATCTATAAATAGAAAAAATCGAGAATATCATCAAAAAAATAAAGAACACAGAAACAAAGTAAGAAAAGAAAGATACCAAAAACAGCCGATTGAAGAAAAACTAGCCTATAGGCGTGAGTGGTATCAGAGGAATAAAGAAAAGTCCGTTCAAGCATCAAGAGAATGGCGTAAAAATAACAGAGAACAAACTCGCTCACAACATGCAGCAAGGCGAGCCAGAAAACGTAACACTGTTTCTGATAACTGGAACGCTGCCGATGTATTAGCAAAATGGGGCAATATTTGTAATATTTGTGGTGGCGAAATTGATTTAGATGCTCCAAGGAAGGGTCCAAATCCAGGATGGGAAAAAGGGCTGCATTTTGATCATGTTATTCCGCTTGCAAAAAACGGCACAGATACTTTTGACAACATAAGGCCAGCCCATGCTTTGTGCAATTTACGCAAACAATAACTGCGTGTTCTTGCATTTTAGTGCAATAAAACGCCTAATTTTGGTGCATTAGGTGCATTAGGGGGCAAATATGCGTGAGCTTGCAGGTTTCTAATATACATTTTGCAGGCGTTCTACTATACATTTCCGCAAATGTCCGTCTGAAAGCTCCCTAAATGACCGTCTAGGGTAAAAACGGTAGGGTTTAGAGCGTAAAAATGGTAGTGTAGAGATATGCCACAGATTCCATCGTTTACTGTGGGGCAGATAGCCTAGAGGATTTCTTCTGGGCAAACGGTAACATTAGCAGTCGCTTCGGTCATCAGACTTTACCGACTGTTGAGAGCCAGACCCATTGCCGAGGCAGGTCTGGCTCATTTGTTATCTAGGGGTGACTTTTAGAAATGTAACTTATAAGTTGCGTTAGGGAAGTTTTAGGTCTTCTATCTCAAGCATGTGACCTGAGCTTTCCCACATGCACTCAAGGCAGAACCAAGGCTCATCTGGGTGAAAGAACTCTCTCATATCAGTGTGATAAGTCCACCGATAAGTGATGCGACACCAGCTGTCAAACCAACGTAAGCAACCTTTTCAACCCAAGCTGTTTTAGCCTGTGCAAGCTCAAGCTCACGTACTCGTGAAGGTATCTGCTCCATAGAAGCAAGGCGCTCTGATAGTTCGATTAGGAGTTTCTC